AGTAAAAAATCTACTTTCATTTGTATCTAAATCAGTTGTAACTCTTTTTAAATTTACCATGGTATCTTCTAGTGCTGTTTGTAGCTCTACTTGTACAACACCAAGTGATGCTTGAATACCTAAATCTGATTTACCGTAAATATTTAAGGATAAAGAAGCTCTTTCAATATCGTCTTTGTTTAATCTACCAGAAGCTTTACGTGCTCTAGCTAACGCATAAATTAAAGATTGTGTACGAACTTTGTTTTTATCTAACTGTGGATCGTAAAAATCTTTTGATCCAAAGATAGTATCCATGTCCTCCATTGAGATAGAATCACCATCACCCAGCTCGACAGATTTTTGACCATTTTCTTTAGCTGCTATATATCTCTGATAGTCATCTTCGATAACTACTTGACCTGCATTAACAGCTTCTTGCAAAGCTTTTCTTTGTGCATCATCTAGTATGCTAGCACTAACTGTTTCACCAGCTTCATTAACACCTTCTACTATATTGAATTTGTCATCTAAAAATTGATCTATATAAAACCTTTCACCTTGAGTACTAGCTGGTTCAAAATTAGCAGAATTAGGGCTTTTATCTCCAAATCTACCTGTAAACATCATCCAACCAACATCTGCTTGTCTAAATAAATTTTGTGCAAAATCTTTAAATTGACCAGGTATACCTGCTCTACCTGGGAAATCTCTTAAAGCTTTTCTAACTTCTGCTAGACCCTCAAGATTTGCAGCGTATTGATTTGTTTGACTTATAAAATCTGCATAGCCATCCAAATCCTTCACACCTAATTTTTCTGAACCAGGTAGTTGACCACCTTCAGATACTATTAAAGGTTTGTCAGACATTGCATATTCAGTAACATCAACAAATAATTGGTTGTTAAATAATCTTTCATGAGCTGCACCGTATTTAGGATTAGCCAATACATATGTTTTACCTGATGTTTTATCTTGTATACCAGGAACGGGTGGATGCTCTGCTCCTGTCATTTTATCAAAATATATTACAGTTTTCATATCTGGATCTGGAAATTGTTTTTTTGCTAAATCTGTAATCAAGTCAAAACTTTTGTTGGTGTAAGAGTTAACAAAGTTGTTATATATTGTTCTATTTTCTTTGACCGCATCTGCACTTAACTGCGCTGCAAACTCATCGCTTTCTAAACCTTTAGTAAGAACATCCCAATTAACTTTCTGCACTTCTGCATCTCTTTGCGTAGCTGCGTCCACTCTAGCATTTTCTATTCTTATTTTGTTTTGTATTTCAAAAGCTTTTTTCTCTTTTTGATTTTGCTTTACAACACTGTTTATCTTTACAAGATTGTCTACAAGTCCTTGTCCTGCTTCTGCAACAATAGGTAATGCTCTACCTTTATATGACTTACCAGAAGCAAGAGCTAAACCAAATTGAGCAAGTGCCATTTTTCTTTCAAATGACATGTCATCTGGCTCATAAAGTTTAGCTAATTCTTTTGACTCATTGTCTAGTGCATTTATTCTGCTTTTATATCTTGCATCAGCATCAGCAATAAATTGATTTTGATATGATTTTAATCTTTTCTGTTGTTCTTTTCTTACTTCTTGTCCTGTATTTGTGTTTGCATATGACAAAGATGCTTCACCGCCTAAAGCTTTTTGATCTAGTGCTGCTTGAGCAAAACCATAACCACTATTTGATGGTGGTATATAAACCTTATTAGCTAATTCAGGATTGTTTGCAAAAAATTCATCTGCATCTGCTCCTATAGGATTAGCATTATTAAAATTTGTACCCTGTGTTTTTTTAGCCTCTTCATCTCTTATTGCATTAATACCTGCTGTTTGTGAGCTGTCTTCTAAATTTGGTGCATAAATTTGTCCTGATGTAGGCAAATTGTAACCAGCTGCTATACCTGCGTTTTCTGCTTCTTTTTCTCTTTTTAGAGCGTCTACAGTGTTTTGTAAAAAATCGTCAAATTCAGCCACTACTTACCACCTAAGAATTGAGATAGAGGATTGTTTGGAAACGCATCACCAAATGCACTTAATCCAGATAGTCCAGCTATACCAAGTCCTAGATATTCAGTAAGAGGATTGCCACTAGGCACTTCTTTGAATGTTTGTGATCCACTTGGTACGCCACGTAAAATATCACTAGCAAATTGAACTCTTCTAAATGGTTCTCTTTGTGCCTCTAGTTGATTTCTTCTAGCCACATCAAGTCCAGCTTGTTGTAATTGCTGCTGTAAGCCACCAATACCTAATTGAGCTTGTGCATCTCTAAGACCTAATCCTTGTTGTAATTGACCAAGCCCGCCGAAGACTGCACCTAACTGTCCTTGTGTTCTAGCTAAATTACCTAACTGCTGACCAGCAGCGAGTTGTCTTCTTTGTTGTGCTTCTTGTGCACCCATCGCAGCTTTTAAAGCTGTATCAAAACCTCTTTGTTGTGCTAATCCTATTTGACTAGCTATACCTTTATCTAGCTCAGCTTCTTGTATAGCTGCTCTAGATCCTCCGAAAGCACCCATTTGTGTTGCTTGTCCACGTAATCTGTTTCTTGCTATGTCACCTTGTTTTCTAATTTCTTCAGTTACAAATTGATTATACTCGTTCATAAATGGATCAATTTGTGTTGAAGGGTCAAAAGCTTGTTGAGCTCCAGCCAGTGTTGTGCCTGCTGCACCCGTAGTTGTAGCTGCATCTTTGGCAGCAGCTTCTCCTAAATCAACAAAATCTTGAAATGCACCAATCCCCCCACGTAAAGCGTCCATGCCTGCAAGTTGATCTTGAGTAAAACCTGCAACCTGTTGACCAGGTATAGGTTGTTGAACCCCTGAAATACCAAAACGTCTTAAAGCAAACTGTTGATCTGTCTCACCTGCTTGTTTGACTGCAGTTGGATCACCAAAAACAGATGCTAAAAGCTGCTCTGATCTTTTCTCTACAAACTCGGGTTGTCTTACAATTTGTTCTACTGTTTCTACCATTACACTACCTTCTTACCAAATGGTTCTAATTCTTTTTGTTGTTTATAAAAAAACTCTGCACCTTTTTTTCTAGCTTCTTCTTTTGTTTTTGCTCCGCCATGTTTAACACCAGCGCCTAATACACTTATAGCTTTAGTCACAAATTCTCCATCACTTAACATAGCAGGAATATCATCAGATGTCATTGTTCCTGGCCCTGCTATCTCACCGTTTTTTCTGTCAAATGCACCTATACCACCATAATCGTCAACAGTCCCTCCTTTTTTTAAGGCAACTATTCCGCCCATTGCATATCCTGGAGCAGTGTAAAAACTATCTTCATTACCAAGATACTCTATTGGTGTTGTATCTAGATCACCAATCTGACCTTGACTACCTGGTTTAGGTATGGGAGGAAGACTTATACCAGAATCTTCTTCTTTGTTTAGAGCAGCTAATAAGGTTGAGCCAATACCTGCAAAAGTAAGAGGATTAAACAACCTTCTCTTAACAGGTTCAGATCTTATTGTCTGCCTCAATGCTTCAATGTTTCCTGATTGAGATGCTTTCATAAATTGAGGTGAAGCTTTTGTTGAGCCTCCACTAAACAATCCACCTTTGCCGAAAATATCCATGCCTTTTGGGCCAGCAAGACCACCAATACCGCCAAGAGCCGCTGCTCTTAAAGCTGCATCTCTGCCTCCATATTGACCTAGTAAAGCACCTATCCCTGCTCCTACGGGAGCTCCAAAATAAAACCCTGCAATAGGGGCAGCTATTGGGGCTATATTTTTTGCGACTTTTCTTACGCTTCTAAAAAAGTTTTTTAACATGTACTCCTAGCAATTCATGACTTGTTTTATGGCAAGGAGGCTGGCCTTGAGAATTAGCCTATTTAATCGTATGATTATAGGCAAATTTCTAGTATCATGCAACATAAATGAGCTTTGATATTACAAAGGTGCCTATGGTCCGTGTGACGTGGTTAGACGCCCGTGATATGGAAACAGGCTGGCTGCCTATAAAAGACATACTTAATGCTCCGTTGGCCGTGTGTCAAGAAGTAGGCTGGATGGTTATTAATAATAAAGAAAAAATAGTCGTCATGCGTTCATGGTGCACAGATAAAGATGATAATCATGGTGGCGGATCAATTGCAATACCACGTGGTTGGGTAACAAAGATAGAGTATTTACAGGTCGCTTATTCAGAGACAACGTAGTTGTCAAGAAAACAATTTTAAAAAGTTCTGTTGATTTCATGCAAAACATGTTTAAATTACTTTCTCACCAAAATTAACAATCAACAGGAGATTATATGACAGAACAAGAATATTTAAGCGCTATAGCTAACCTTGCTGATAAGGTGAGTAGATATCATGAAAGACTTATGGCAGCGGAAAGAGATTTAGAAAGACACATTAACAGCGCTGAACAACATCGCTGTGAAAATTGCGAGTGCGAGGATTAATTATTCTCCAGTTTCACTTGCAGTGCCAGGCATTTTAACGACTCTGATGGTAACGTCTTTGGTTTTTGTTTCAGCCCAAAGTTTACCACAGTCGTTACATGTGCCAGTGGCTTTTTCCTCATCATCAACTTCACTTCCACAATTATTACAATAAATTTTTACATACACCTCTGGTTTTAAGATAGGCACCTCTTTGCCTGCAACCATTTCTGTTCCTATTTGTTCTGCGTCTTGCACTTTTTTGCCGATTGACATTAAATAATCTCCATAAAGTTTATTGAAAATTTAAGGCCACTACCTTTTACCTTTACAGTATCACCCTGTTCTAAGACTTGTGTAGTTGTAAGATGTTTTACAGCATTGTTGTTTACACTTTCATCAAGTATGTGAGTCTCTACAGACGCACTACTGTCGTTAATAGATACTTCAGCTGTGACTGCGCCACCACTTTTATTAGAAACTGTTACGTTTTTTAATATAAACGTAGCAGGTTCTGTTGGCGGTGTTGTGCTTAGATTTGATGCTGGTACAGTAGCTATTACTACTAATGACCCTGTGCCTGTTGCACTTACTCTTTTAAAATTATCAGCCAAGGAAAAAGGTCCTTCTTGTAGAATCTTCTTTTAAATCTTCTTGAAAACCAAAGTTTAATTGTTGTGTAATTTGTTCAAGAATACGAATTAATGTATCAAACTGTAAAGCTTCATATTCCTGCGTTGCTGTTGGTAATACAGTCGTATTTATTTTAGCCATTATCTGCCTCCATCTGGTTTAATATCTAGTCTTAGTGTACCATAACGCCAGTCAGAACCCAATGTATTACTAGTTATTTTAACGTTTGTTTGTCTACCTCTACCACGTAAATCAAAGAATTTAGTTGTATTAGTAACATCTCTGCTTATTGTTGTTCCTGCATCTGACGGGTATGTTTTAAAACCCATGGTTAAATTAGCGGTGCCTACCTGATTTTTAAAATCTGGTATACCTCTACTTACAGACAGTATTTGTTGTCCATCTTGGATATCAAAATCACCAGAAGTAATAAATGCAGTCATAGCAGATTGATCATCATTAACACCTTCTTCATGTTCATAGAATATAGATGCACCCGCAGTCACACCTTTCACAGTTGGTGTGGTCGGTGTATCTGTAGTATTATATTTTGTTGCATATGGTCTTTGATAAACACCATAATCTGTCCAAGTTGTTCTAGCTAAGTTTGATGTATACCAAGTTCTCTCAAGATAGTTGTATGTAACAGATCTGTTAATTTGATTAGATGTATTAGACGCATAAAACCAAGTAACTTCGTTAAACTCTGAGTTTACACCAGCAAATGTTTCTGGCTGTTGTGTGATTGAAAAGTCTTCAAATACATAATCTTGTACACTACACGGTATTTTTTTGACCGCACCATCGTATAAATAGAAAGCGTTCTGTGACATCCAATAAGCTATACCGTTTACATCGACAGCTGAGTGTACACCTACTGCTCCGCAGTTTGCACCAATTTGTACAAGAGAAAAAGTAAAAGGTGCACCTACAAATTGTAGTGCGTTGAGTGATGTATCTGTCCATACCAATACAGCATTACGTGATCTTACTGCTGACACAATCTTTGATCCATCTTGTATTCTAAATGAACCTGCAGTGTTTGTAGCTGTTGGTACAAAATCATTTGTTGTTTCTTGTGACGCAAATCGTAAAAATAAATCATCTTGTGTAGTAGAGTTACCTATTACTGTTTCTGTACCAAACAAAAATACATGTCTGTCAGGCATTGATACTAAATTAAACCTTGAATTAGTTGGTGTGTTTGAGATTGCATTTGCTCTTACACCTGTTCCGTTAGACGTGTCCCATAAAAATGTTTTACCCTTACTTACAGTAGCGATTAAATCCTCACCAAAGTTATCGAATGACCAGTTACGAGCATCAAGTGTAACAGTTGATGATGATCTTGGTGTATTCCAAGCATCAACGTTCCATGCATCTGTACCCCAACCATAACCATAAGCTGATTGATCTGTGCCTATTGATATTTGATATTTTAAATTACCTGAACCGCCACCTCCAGATGTTGATCCAGAAGCTGTGCCTGTGTGTGTAACCTTATAACTGTTTGCATCCACCACTGTTGTAATTTCAAACTCTGCATTCATATCAAGTCCATCAATTGCAGAAAAAGAATCAAAGGTTACAAAATCACCTTGACCTGCACCATGACTAGTATGAGCTACAGTAACAGTTGTTGTACCATTTGTTGTAAATGGATTTGTTAATCCTGCTTCTAATCTAAGTGGTGTTACATCATATGCTGTACCTTCAGAGTATACGTAAAATTTTCTATCTGTTCCGAGAGCCGTGTATCTTACACCGTTAAGATCTGTCCACGTATGTATACCTCTTACAACACCGAT